CATCTTCATTTGTGTTACCAATTGTTCCAAAATAAATACATTCTGTATTTACTGGAAACTGACTAATCAATGCTAGTTCAACTTCTTTTTCTTTTTGATTGATAATATTATCTTTATTTTGCAATGCCAATTTTAATTCATTACATTCTTCGTTTATAGTATCTTGTAAAATTTTTTCTAATTTCATATAATAATTATGAATTTCGTCTGCTTTTTTTGTTCCTGCTTTTAAACAAAATTTTTTAAATGTATTAATATTCATCATAAAAATTTCTTTATTATGACCACCATGAGATTTTTCATCTTGCTTTCCCAAATGGGAAAGCAACTTTTTATAATCATTGTCTAATTTAAAATGATTTTCTAATAAAACCTTTGCTTTTACTTTTTGATTAAATCCTAGCCATTTCCATACGTTATCCAAGTCGATAACAAAATCTTTGACAGGGTCACAATTCAAATAACAGTAAAAACTTGATAAAAATAATTGTTGTTCAAAATCTGTAAAATTAGTTTTAATTTTCGTCAATAATTTAATATTATAATCAGTTGATAACTTGGTTATCGGGTTATCCTCAATCAGTTTAACAATGTCTAGTTGCTCCATTGTAGCAATTTAGTCTTTAAGTTTTTATTTTATATTTGTTTTTATTTTTAAAAACAAAAGCAAAAGTTTTACCATCCAGCAGTCTTTTTCACATTAATGCGCGGTCCTGCACCCCTCTTTTTGCTCTTGTTTGGGTCATATTGTTCTTCCTGGTCTTCCTCTGGCATGCCTTTTGACAATTCCCAGAACTCTTTCGAACCCAAACGGAAATCATTGTGTTGGTCCGCCTTGTAGTAAAACACCTGGTCGTTCAATTTATTCGACTTCGAGTTGTTATTTATCACTAAACATTCATAATTTTCAGTACATTGGTCCATCACCTGGCAAAACGCCTCAAACGTGGGAAACATGCCTGCATAATTCTCATAAATACGCTTTCTGTTGGCAATATAATTTTCTCTCAAAATGAAGACGTAATCAATGTTAGTTCTTAACGTCGGAGGAATACCTAACGGATATTGCATTGTGATGACTAACATGACCTTCCAATGACGGCCATTCATGAATAATAAACGCATCAACTTATCGCGAGACCATGTATTGTCATATAAGCAGTCATCTAAGATAACAAATGCACGCGGGTCGATGGTGGTTCTTTTGTATGTTTCCATTTCCTTTTTCACTTGTTTTAGCACAGTTTTTTGGCGCTTCAAAATATTTTCAATAATGGCCGAATTGTATTCATTGTGTATGAATAACTTTGGCACCATTTTCCCGTAAAACCCGTTCCCCTCTTCTGTGCCGGAAATCACCGTTCCGATAGGAATGTCTTGTTGATAATATAGCAAATCACGCACTAAAAAAGATTTACCAGTATCACGTTTTCCAATCAACACGACAACTGGACCTTTATTTTCATTTGGCTTAAATTGAATACTTTTCATATCGAATTTTTTAAGTTCTAATGTCATATAATAATTATATGCGATATTTTTTTTTAAAATAAACGCATTTAGCGAAAATTATAAGTTTAAAATATATTTTATTTTTGTTTTTATTAGCTAAACATGATTTCTATCCACTACCAAAAACGCAGAAATTCTGAACTTTTTAAACGCTTTGAGGACCCTACCATCTTGCATGCCTCTCAAACTCAAAATTTTATACCTATGTATACCTGTTTTTTTAATTTAAATGACTCCAACTATAATACAATCAATTTGAACCACTCATATCATATCACAGATATTATGAGCGAAATCAAAAAAAATGTGTTTGCGTGTAGAATTAAACACACCGACAACAGTCAAAGTAAAGAACAACCCGTCTTTTTTAAGATGGCTCCTTTGTTGGACCCCTACAAATACATGATTGGAAAATATAATATAGAAGACAATACCTTATTCAATCTTCCCAAACTAAATTCTACCGCGAAAGAGTGTCATCCCAAACTGCTTGACGTAAATAATGCTGCATATGTGGATGGACTGTTTGTGTTTTTGACTAGTCAACTTCGAGAGAATTGTAATTTTGTGCATGGAGTTCATTATTATGGCTCTTTTCTTACTCACAAAAACAATTTTACGTTGAACATTTTCGATGACCTAGAATATTTGCATAATTCAGTGTTTTTCAATAAACATAAGAATCATTTGTTTTATGTGGATGATTACGAATATTTGTTTAAAGAAAATTCGGTAAAATTACAGCCAATTCAGATAGGCAACGCTGTTTCGTTGAAATTGCTGGACAATGACATGTTTGAAGATATTTTGGAAGAGGATGTACAAGTCAATCCAGAAGAAAACGAAGAATTGTTGCAAGAGTTTTCTATGAATCGTCCAAGTTCTGCCCAAATATCCTTGCATTCCAATTCAAGTTGTTCGTCGCGGTCATCGTACACAAATGACGAACATGATTTGCAAGAAAATCGAGACGAGGATGTAGAAGAAGAGGATGAAGAAGAGGATGAAGAAGAGGATGTAGAAGAGGATGATGAGGAAGAGGATGAAGAAGAGAATTGGGAGGATGTAGAAGAGGAGGAAGAAGAGGATGACGAAGAAGACGATGAAGATGTGGTGATAGAGGCAACTATTCCAAAATTCCCGATTCAATTGATTGCGATGGAGTACTGTGAAAACACGTTTGACCATTTGATTTTGAAAAACGAACTGAGCACCGATGAATGGTTTTCCGCATTTATGCAAATTATCATGACGTTGTTAACGTATCAAAAAGTATTTCATTTTACACACAATGATTTGCATACGAATAATGTAATGTATTCATCGACAAACGAGGAGTATATTTATTATGTGTATAGGAAAAAGGTGTATAAAGTTCCGACATATGGTAGAATATATAAAATCATTGATTTTGGCAGAAGTATTTTTAAATTCAACGGAAGAGTGTTTTGCAGCGACAGTTTCAAACAAGGCGGTGATGCGGCAACGCAATATAACATTGAGCCTTATTTTAATGAAAAAAAGCCGAGATTAGAGCCGAATCCAAGTTTTGATTTATGCAGATTGGCGTGCTCTATCTTTGATTATTTAGTGGAAGATTTCAATGAAGTGAAAGAAGTGTCGCAAATAAGCGACCCGGTTACACGTTTGGTGGTTGAGTGGTGTTTAGATGACAAAGGCATCAATATGCTTTATAAAAACAATGGAGTGGAGAGATATCCAGATTTTAAGTTATACAAAATGATTGCACGATGTGTACACAAACATACACCCCACGCACAGTTAGAACGCCCCGAATTTAGTCGGTATATTGTTCCGTCATTTGATATAAATGATGGCTTGGTTATCAATATCGACCAATTCACGGTATAAGAATTTATTGGATGGCAGCAAAGACAAAGATGAACACGAAAAATTAAGCAATTATTTTTCTATAATAATATACAAAGATTATGGAAAAATATGGGTTCATTATTACGAGACATGTAAATTCAGAAAAGACAAATAAGTATTGGAATCATAATATTCAACTTCTCAAACAATTATATGGAAATCCAAATATTGTTATTATTGACGACAACAGCAATTACGATTTTGTAAAGACGGAACATGACTTGAGTACAATTCGAGTCATACAGTCAGAGTTTCCTGGTAGAGGCGAACTGCTTCCTTATTATTATTTGCTAAAATACCAATTTTTTGAAAATGCATTTATTATTCATGACAGTGTATTTTTACACAAAAAAATCAATTTTGATTCATTGCAAATGCAAAATATTTTAGTATTGCCTTTGTGGGATTTTCCTGCAGACACTGAAAATGTTGCAAATACAAAACGAATTTTGCGAAGTATACGCAATAGTCATTTGTTGGAACATAAATTGGACAAAAGTAAAATGACGATGCATGATGACGTTTGGTATGGATGTTTTGGTGTGCAATGTTACATCAACCTGGAATTTCTAAAACACATTCAATCAAAATACAACATTATGAATCTAATAAATGTGGTGCATAATCGAAAAGACCGTTGTTGTTTAGAGAGAATATTTGGATGTATCTTTTTTACCGAATATAAAAAAATAAAAAAGACTCACTCTATATTAGGTAATATTTTACAATATCAGAAATGGGGTTATTCG